CGGATACCTTGAAGCAGTGCTTCCTTTACATTGGTTGTGGCTTCTTCCCACCAGTAATCATTGATGTTGACGCACCGTTTGACCCAGGGTAGCTCAGCTCGGTTAGCTTGGATAAACTCCAGAACGTCAGGGTGATTAAGGTCAAGGTGGCAGACAACAGCGCCATTCTTATACACACCACCTCTACGGAGTGTTTCATTCAGGGTTGAGTAGATTCGTGCGAACGATACAGGTCCAGAAGCAACAAGACCTTTTTCATTTTCTGCTCCTTTGGCTCGGAGCTTTGATAGATGGACAGCAACTCCTGCTCCATATCGGAGTGCATGAGAGACGAATCTCCAGCTTGCTTCGATTCCATTGGCACCTTCCATAGAATCCTCCACCACAAAGACAGTGCAGGAAACGGGAAGGCGGGAGGTGGGGTCGTCAATCCATGACTGTACGCGCCCAGTACGAGCGACAAGTTCTTTGGTAGTGGCGGACATTATTAAACGAGATCAGTGAGGGTAGGGGGTTGGTAGTTTGGTCCTTTAAGGATCTTGCCGTCTTCACGGCGGATGGGTTTACCGTCTTCACCTAGCTTACTCATGTTGCTCTGGTGTACACGGTCTAGTGCTTGATCTAAATCCCAGTTCAGATTAGCAGCGTATTGATAGCAGACATAAACAAGGTCTGCAAGCTCTTTCAAACAATCCTCAGCGTTACGTGTGTAGCCGTACAACAGCTGTTGTTCAGCTTCCAGGAACTCTTTGAACTCCTCAACGATCAAACGCTTCTGCATCTCCCGTGAAGCTGGCCCAGTATCGTTCTTCACTTGGTAGCCATGGCGAAACTCCGACGCTTGAGCGCTCAAAAAGGATTTCATTTTCTAGTTCGTTTTGTAAGTAGTGGATTGCTTTACGTAGATCTGCAATGCGGTCATCTTTGTAACCTGCACGGCAGATGTATTTGATGGCATTACCAAGGTGGAAACTCAGTCCTTGGTCTCGGATGAAATCCCAAACTTGGATAGAACCTCGTCGATAGTAGTCGGGTCCAGTTGAGTTGGTTTTGGCCAATTTTTTAAGAGGTTAGTGAGTGAATTGGAGAGGACAAAATTCTGCTTTTGGAGAGCAAGGAAGACAGTAATGATGTCCTCCTTAGAACTCTCCTCATTCTTGAGAGCGTCCTCAATTTGACGCATCTTGAACTGTTGCTCAAGAGTGAGTTCAACAATCGGGGGCGGGGGTCCATAATTTGACGGACTCGGTAGCGAAGTCATAATCGGTGCATTGTAGAATCTTTGCAAGCTGCGCATTTCGGAGAGCAGTAGATTCGTCAAGTCCTTTCGACTCAAATGCTTTAACGATTGATCCCCACGTGTAGCCGTTCTCTTCGAAGAAGGCTTCTGCACGTTTGACCCCGAATCCAGGAACTCCGCTATATCCATCAGTTTGGTCACCAGCCAGCGTCTGAACGTAGTGCCAGCGCTCACCTTCTTCTTTGGTGATGGTGACAACTCCATCAGAAAAATCATACAGGTCTCCAGGTATCTGTCGCATGTCTTTGTCGGGACTGCAGATAATGTGTCCCTGTTCTTTAGTAGCGTAGATGCCCATAGCATCATCAGCTTCTAGCTCAGGCATCACAACAACGTTGTACTCTTCCTTGAGCTTGTTGATGACCCGTCGATACCCGCACGGTTTCTTGCGGTTTCGATGTCCTTTATACGCTGGGTCAATGCGCTTACGAAAATTGATACTATCAGTAAAAAACAAAATAGAATCGTCGAAACATCCAAGATCATTTGAAATCTTGAATAGTTCTCGTTCGACCATTTTGTAGGCGTCGGTGAATCGTGACTGGACAAGTATAACATCGTTTCCCCAGTCCACGTCGTATTCGCAAGCGGTACAGGACTTGTAAACGATGTAGTCGCAGTCAATTAGTGCACTCACTTACCTTGCCCCCGCCGGAGCTTGCGCCCATGCGAAGGAAGACTGCGTTTGCCGTTGCCTTGGCGGGTGTGTTTGTACTTGGCACGTGATTGAAACTCAACACGTCCAAGAGATGTTTTAGATTTGGTTGCCATTAGTGTACTTCACTCCAGTTATCGCCTTGCTGGGCTTCAGCTGCGATTGGGATTCTAAGATTGTAGTAGCGTCCAGCTTCCTCAGCTGAGCGTACCAGGGATGTTCGTAGTGCATCCACGTGTTGTGGGTCGCACTCGAATTGGATTTCGTCATGAACAAATGCTAGTTGTGAGCAGCAAAGCTCACGAGTGTTGTCGTGGTTGATCAGGAGCCAGCGTTTAGCTAGTACTCCGGCAGATCCTTGCAGGAGGTAGTTGAGAGCCTTGTGGGCACCATCAACAGTGCAGCGGCGACCGTCACACAAGTTGATGAAACCAGATTCCGCCTTGGACTTAACCGCAGTAACCAGTTTCTCAAGTCCTGGTACTGCATCCATGTAAGCCTGGCGGATCTCTTTGCCCTTCTTCTTTGCCTGGGATTCAGTAAGTTGAGCATCGTAACTCTTTCCTAGTTTAGCATCCCCTGCCCCATAGAGGAAGGCATAAGTGACTGTTTTGACAGCCCTTCTGGAGATACCAATTTTGTCGGCATTTTCTTGGTGAATGTCTCCGTGAAGGAGGACATCTGCGTAGCGACCTTCGTCATAGCGAGCAAGGTAGTGAGCGAGCATCCTAAGCTCAATCCCGCTAAGATCAGCGCCAACCATGATTTGACCTGGGCTCGCTTTAAAGAGCCTTCTAAATTCTGCATCACTCGGTACTTGTGCGAGATTTGGTTTACGGTGTGCGCATCTAAAAGTGTTAGTTGCAACAGAACAGTGGTGGTGAATACGGTTATTTTTTACCAGTTTAAGCCAAGCATTGTCGCCTTCGCTTAGCATACCTAGCATCTTGGTAAGAGTCAAGATACGCAGGAACATGTCAGACGCTTCAGTGCCTATGTCCTTGAGGATAGGCTCGTCAATGATTGGTTTACCTGTTGCAGTCAGTTGGGTAGGTTTCCAACCGTGATGGGTTTGTAGGATCCACGCAATGTGATCACGTGAAGATGGATTGAGTTCTTTAAGGCGCGTGAATGTGGCACCAGCTACATATCCTTGTGTTTTGTTAGGTCGCTTAGGAGTAAACTCCGAGCCCTTAACGAAAGGATACCTGTTTCGTAGTATCTCACAAGTTTGTTCAAGCTCTCTTTGGAGAGTAGATGTAAGTTGCCATGCAGCAGGCTCATCAAAGTACCATCCATGTAACTCCTGTTGAGTAAGTATTTCTGCTACCTTGTGCTCTAGCGTGAGCCAGTCAGGTAGGGGTGGAAGTGCTTGCATAGTTTTGTAGTCACTTTAACGTCTTGGACACAATAGTCCTGCATCTCTTGTGACCAGTCTTTCCAGTTCGTCTCTTTACTAAATGTACCTTTTGCTTCGTTCAACCTGTAGCCGTAGGCTTCCAGACTGTGACGACCGTAGAGTTGCATAGGCATCCCCTTCCAGTTACGTCGTGAGTCAAGGGCATAAAGATCAGCATGATACATGCGAGACAGAACTAGTGTATCAACAATCTCACCCTTTGGTTTGAACCACGGGTAGAGTTTCTTGATTGCCGGTATGTCATAACCTATGATGTTATGTCCGACGATCTTGTCGGCTTCTTCGAGCCTGGAGATACCACGGACAACAGGTTCTGAGTTACCCGTATCATTGTATGCAAGGGTTTGGTCAGCTTCGACATCGTAGATGACCAGACAATGAATGCAGGAGAGATCATACAGCAAGCCGTTGGTCTCAATATCAAAAATCAGGGTAGTAGTCATTCCAGTGCCTTATTACACCAGCAACAATAAATAGGTTTGTCACAAAGATCAGCCCGTTAGTTGCGAGGTTGAGAGCGAGCAGCCTTAGCCGCCGCCGATCCGTTCCATTGGTAAGTCTTGTCAACGAACTGCGCTTTTGCAACTGCTTCAGGGGTAGGAGGGTTGGGAGGGTGAGGCAACCAAGGGTGCTCAATCTCGGATTCAGAAATCTGTGGTTGCATCGAACTCAGGTTCGGGTTTAGTTTCATTGAATTTACAGGTGGCTAGATCATAACTCAGATTACACGCGACGCCAACTTCGCCAGAATAGCGATTCTTAAGGACTCGCACTGTTGTATCAGACTGTTTGCCTGTGCTCTGTTGATCGCGTTCGAGCGCAATGCATCCGTCAGAGAGTTGTGCAATTGACGCGCTTCCTCTAAGCTGTCCAAGTGTAACACGTGCTCCTTCCTCGTGGTTAGTATCAGTAGATGTTCGCCTGAGGTGGGAGACGAGGAACATGGCAACGCCAGTACGCTCAACAAGTGAACGCAGCTTTGTCATGGTTGTGTCAATCATTCGTCGCTCATCTCCATCCAAGCCGCTAAGCAGGATAGACAAGTGATCAAGGAAGATGACACGTGCATCGAGACCTGTTGCCAGATACTCAATACGGTTGTATATCAGGTCTGGGTCAAAAGAACCAAACCCATCGAATAAATAGAGATTCCAATCAGCAAGAGTCTTTTCGTATGCATCTGTCAGTGTAGAACGGTCGTGTTCGCCAAGGTGTAGGGACTTGCCTACAGCAGCGGACATCAGTCCGAGAGCAGTACGGCGGTTGGATTCTTCAAGTGCCAGGTAACCGACCCGTTCGCCTTTGTTAAGAAGGTGAGTTGCAAGTTCACGACAGAAGGAGGATTTTCCGATGCCAGAGCCTGCAGTAATTGTGACAAGCTCTCCATACCTGATCCCGTGCAATTTGTGTTGTAATCCCTGAAAGGGGTAATCATGATCTGCAGGAGGTGATGGTGTAGTTACTAGTTCAAGCAGGGACTTGCCATCGACAATACCATCAGGACGGTACGGTACGGCATTCCAAATCGCCTCACGAATCAGTTGCGAATCGTCTGCCTGAAGCGCGTCTGAAGCATCCTTATGTACCTCCAGTCGTGCAATCTTCGTCTTCCCAGGTGGCAGGACGCTTGCTGCATCCTCCGCCGCCTTACGGCCAGCCTCGTCATTGTCGAAGAACAGGACAATCTCCTCATAACCCTGGAGCCAGGGGATAGCCCTTTGAATCGACTTCCTTGCCGAAGCGGCAC